AGCGCAGTGATATCAACACCCGTCTGAGGATCCTCAGTGTTCTCGTAGCCACTGTCACCACCCGCTAATTTGTAGGTGCCTTCAACAAGTTTGACGAATCTTGGGGTTCCGTTGTCGGAGCCACGATCTGTCGCCACCGCAGAGGGTTGAGCCGGATTACCTTGGAAACCCGCACCCTCTGTAATCTTTTGACCAAAGAGATCAGGGAAACCGTCGTAGTCTGTCCCAGCAGTACTAGTTTCAATATCGGTGTAGATGTATTCCGAGTTGTTATTTCTGTAATCATTAGCCGAATCTTCAAAGAGAAGAGTTCGCGCATACTCAAGACTCGAAGGCTGCAAGTTGACATTGAAAGATTCTACTTGACCACCATCAGAGTTAACTACGAGCTTGTCGTTGATACCCAGGTTATCTACTTCAACAGACAGACCCTTGGTAGCTCCATCATTCTCAACGGTTAAGTTGTAACCCGAGCCAGGGTAGATCGAGTAAACTTCAAAATTAAGATCAGCGGAGGCTGTGTAACCATACGCTGTGTTGTTGGAAAGTCTTGCATTGTCCTCTCCGAACGCACCAACCGCGCTCGCATCACCATCGACTTCAACAGTGACAAATCTAAAGCCTTGATCGCGTGTACCAGAAACAGAAGACAACTGCATGTACGCACCCGAGCCAGCGTACTTAGAAGCTAGGTAAATATCTGTGCCTTCAATGTAGGAAATAACAGCTTGGGATTGAGCATCTCTAGAGAAAGCAGCAGAGATAACCTTTTGTGCTGTATCTAGTGAAGTGTTTGTCGAATCAATCGCTTTTGTTGTTACGACCGAGCTTGCCTTAAACAGGCCATCGTTACCGTAAACAGAGTAGTAGATAGAGGAAGCCGCCGCGCCGTCAAAGCCACTTACTAAGAAGGCAGGACTAGCACCAACGGTAACCTTAACTTCAGCTTCAGCAGCGCCTGTGTTGGCCGCTCTCACAAAGTACATCTGGTTAGTGGCTTCCAGGATCTCAATAGCACCCTCTAAACCTTGACCAGGAATCGCAGTCTTAGGCTCACCAAACTTTCTGATAAGGTTTTCAGGGCTAGTGATGAGAGTAGCTTTGTTGGTCGGGCCTTTGTCCGCAAACCCAACAACACCCACAACGCTAGAGTCAACGTTAGGGGCGAATACAGAAACGTCATTTTCTAAAACGACAACAGAGGGACTGGTGGGAAGTGCCATGGATTAGTTACCTTTGATAATGGGAGTTTTCTTTTTTGAGATTCTAACAGGCTTAGGGGGGACTGGTTTCGCCGCAGGTTCTACGATTTCAACAACCTTCACCATTCTTCTGGAGACTAAATTGTTGAGAATTTTACCGCCCCAGCTACTGGGAACTTCAACTTTTCTTCCAGGCATTAAGTAAATATTTTTTACAGTATCGCCCTCAAGCAGAGTCACCGATAAACCTTGTAAGCTCGTGTTCTTTATGATTTTCATTTAAAAGCTCCTACTATATTTACTATCAACAACACTTAAATACAGTTAATTTACTCTTTGATCTCCGTATCGTTGCGATCTTGAATTACAAATTCAAAATTATCACCTATTTCCGAAATCTCCCCAGTATTAGTAAAGAAGAATTGAGGGCTTGGGATGTAGGTTTGAAGAACGATCTCTATCGTTTTCTGGAGGACCCTGTCCTTGGTGTCTGCGGCAATCACGGATCCGATGGATCTTTCCCTTTCAATAAATGCCCTGGTGTCCTTGCAGTGATTTGTAGGGACAACTAGCTCTGGGTTAAATAAAGAAAAGACACCTGATCGAAGCATGTCCAAGTCAGCCTTATACTTACACCA